TCGTAAGCTCTGCGCCAATTGTCGTAACCTTCACCAACAAGCTCATACGGGTAACTCCAGTCCGCCCACGCGATGTTCATTTCCGCATATGCGGAATCTAGTGCTTCTTGCAGTTTCATTGCTCTAACACCACGGCATGAACATTAAACCCAAGTATCTGTTTAAATATAGCGTTGGCTTGTGCCTGAGGCAGCCTAGGACGCTCGTAGTTGAATCTTCGAGCAATAGCCATAGAAAGGCTAGGGTCTGTCTTTGCCAGCTGCCAGGTGAACGTATAGCCCGTGATGTCGTCGATTAGTTTATTCATTGTTTGCTCCTGGCCCCGGAGGGCCTTTTTAGTATTAGAAGGGGTTAGACCATCCGAAGTATTGCTTTTCGGTGATGTTGCCGCTTTGCAGCAGGAAGGTTAGATAATCTCTCCAGTCTTCGCGGCGGGCTTGGCCTACGTTTAAAGATCCTGCTTTGAATACCCATAATGCTGATTTCTTAGTCATGTTGTTTGCCTCGTTGTTTTGTTGTTTTGTTTCGATAAATGAATACTAAGGCACTATGGCAGGGAGTGCAAGCACTAATTACAGTGCTCGCTACATTGGCCTACATTGCCCTACATTGGAAACGCGGTAGAATGGGCCTCTCAGAGTGTTATAGCTATATAGTCATTATAGTTATACTTATATTTTCAATAGCTTAAAAACCACTTAGACTAGAATAACTATACCTCTATAATGGTTGTTTATTTTTAATTCTCTTAGACTATGTACCTTTTTTGACTATATTGATTTAGAGTCCCATTCTAGAGCCTTCGCTGCCATATATTGGCACCCTATAATGCCCTACATTGGAAATATCAGGCATAAAAAAAGCCACTCTAGGCGGCCATTATTGTAAAATTGTAGTGTAGCGCCGCTGCGCTACAATCGATATACAAGTATTATGCCAAAAAATACTTTTCAGTGATTCTATTATTAGAAGCAATCATTTGTTCTTTTCTGGCAGAGCCTTTTTCAATTAATATTTCAATAGACGCCAAAACATCTTTTTTTAAGGCTGGCCTACATCGGTTGGAAATAATCCCAGCAGGGACGCCAGGGCCGTCATAATCTAATAGTTTTAATATTTTTGAAGGAAGGCTTTCGATGCGGCGAAAAGCCAGTGCTTCTCTGCCTTCAATGCTTGCACTGTCAGTCACCCCAACTTCATCATAGACTTCATCTATTGTTACCCCATGCTCAGTTAATAATAAATTACTAGCAGCCTCCTTTGCTTTCTTTATTGGAAGCCCGATACTTGTAAACATTTTAAGGTATTTTGCATAATCTTCGCAGTAAACTTCAATGTCTTTGGTTTTCATCTGTATTTCCTTCATTAGTTAGTTGAATAGCAATAATACTATATATGCTATCTAGTTACAATAGGCATTAAAAAGGCCGCTACATGCGGCCCTTATGATTTTAGCTATTACTAAACTAGGAAATACTTTTCAGTTACTTTATTATTTGAAGCGGTGATTTGCTCGTTTTTAACGAAACCCTTCTCGATCAATATCTCCAGCGATGTTAAAACATCCTCCTTTTTTGCCGGTCGGCATCTGTTTGCGATAACGCCAATCGACTCGCCCAACCCGTCATGGTCCAAGATATTCAATATCTTACGGTGTAACGCTTCATCGTGGCGCCGATCATCCGCTGCCATGTTACCAGCTGCCAGATTAACCTTTGCCTGAATGTCCGCCTTGACGAACGCGTAAGCCCACCGAACGTGCTCTACTGAGCGGAAGCCGTCATCGATGGCTAACACTAAGCTAACCTTTAAAACCAGCTCAAAAGCGCGCCGCGGTATTGCTTCTAATGTCGCCTCTTTGGATTTCTCGGCCATTGCGTGGAATTCATCTTCTATAGTGTCGAGCAGATCCAATGCCGCCGCTTCTGTCGGTATTTCCACCCTGTCAGATAGATGCTCAACCCGGTGCTTTCCAGTTGCCGCAACCGATCCGCCATTGTAGATACTAGCCAGCGTCATCGACATGGTCATATCCATCGGCAGAGTCTTAAACCGTTTCTTGGCCTTTGGGTTTGTTTCTTTCTCTTGGATTATCAAAGACCGACCAAAGAAGCCGTTTGCTGACTGTTCATAGTCCACTAGGCCATTAAAGGTTACTGGCGTTGTGTACCCTATTAATGACAGAAAAGGACGCTCTAAGCCGCTGTCAAGGGTCGATAGCTGCCGCTCAATTGATGCAATGTCAGACTCAACATCAGCTCCATCAGCTTGGCGCTTCTTTAGCTGCCCCAACTCTTTAGCCAATTGCATTTTAATCTCTTTGCGCACATCGCCACCTAATGGCATGAAACTATTCGCTTTTGAGTATGCCGACATTAATGCGCCGATAACGCCTTCCAAGTATGCCGCGCCGCCACGCTTCCGAGCATTGTCGATCTTTTGCAGAACTAGGCCCATTTCGTCGATGATATAGCAAGCCGCCTGGTGGTCGATAAGGTTCCGGATAATCTCCTGCTCGGATTTTATCGCGCCGTGTGTTGCAGGTGCTATCCCTGCCGCTTTATGAATCTCAGCCTGGGCTTGCTGTATTGCTTCTTTCCCGGTTGCAGATCCTGCCACGCAAAATATGAACTGGTTAGTAGTAACGCCGTAAACCTTGTCCTCATAGCGCAGCCCGGAAATATTGCCCATCGCCGATAACGCCGCTGCTACTGCTAGCCGCTCCCGTGGAAACCGGCACTGCCCGTTGATCCATTCCACCAACTTTCCAACAAAACCTGGCGGGCGCAGTAGATCAATATTATCGTCGCTCAACGGCTCGTCGTACACTAACTCAGTCTCGAAAGTAACCGTTGATTGATAGCCGCCCTGCTCCGCGAAATGAACCAGCGTTCCGACTGTTACCAGTGACGCGGATTTCCCGAACGAATGCCAATGCTGACCGATCTTTTCGCTGCCAGCGTAATCCTCGCCGGTTGCGCTCCATGTATCCCAGATCGCGCAGCCCGTGCCCGTAGTAGCATGGTGTAGCGCCATACCAATCTTAATCCATTGTTCATAGCTGCAATTCGCGTCGATACATTGAAGCATCGCACCCAAATCATCAGCTGACAGATCCACTTGCTGCCCGCGAAACTCTGCGCGTATATGCTCGGGTTTTTCCAGTAATGCCAATAGCTCGGCGGGTGCTTCTGCAATGTCGTCCGGGTGTCCTTTCTCAGCTTCATATAAAGAGCCGCTCTTGTGAAGCGATCCGCACCCGACAACATAGCCGCTCGACTTAAAATCAATGCCTTCGTAATCAGCGTGGTGTCCTGCCAATGCCAAGGCTAACGGCTTCTTAAAATAGATATGCCAACCGCCGCCACCTGTTGCAACGACAAAACCAGACAATGCTTTAAAGTCTAGGTTCAGATCCTTGCAGAGCTTCGCATATGCCTCGCTGCCGCCGTTTCGCGGGTCTATGTCGATAACGATGTGTTCGTCAACTAGAACGCCAAAGCCGGTCGAAAACTGGCCCATCATTTCCATCGTGTCGAGCTGCTCGTCTGACCAGTTTGGCGTATGCTGCCAAGCCGATGTTCTAGGATGCTTTAGAATAGCCTTGCAGTGCGGGTTTCCGCATTCGCAGTTGCCTTTAGCGTCCACGCCGTGGAGGCCGAAGATGCGAAAGCCTGCGTCGAGATAATCAAACTGATTCATCAGCCTGCCCCTCTATCCATTCAATAAGATGCTGAACGACTGGAAACGAAACCCGCTGCCCGCCATTGGCTAGGTTATATATAGTGGAGTAGCTGATACCGGTTGCCCTGGCCACGTATTTGAGATTAAGCGGCTTCAGCCTCTGTTGTAGCTGTTTAAGTGTCATTTGGTATCATCCCGTCTTATATAGCTCGTGTGTGTGATTGCAGTATATATACAAAAAAAGTTGTTGCAACCCTTAATATATTGCTTTAAAGTGCGAACCTCAATTAGGAAAGAGAGAAAACCAATGTCAATATTAAAGCAAGCAACGAAACCAGCCGACCGGATGCCGATAGTCACCATATGCGGCGACTCAGGGCTCGGTAAAACGTCCCTGGCGGCGACATTCCCAAACCCTATAGTAATACGCGCCGAAGATGGC